AAACTGAAACTAACAACAATACTACAGCAACCAATTTAAAAACTGCAATCAATGCTCACGCTAATTTTACTGCAACAGTATCTAGTGCAGTAGTTACAATTACAGAAACAGCACATGAAGCGACAGGATATTTAACAATTAAAAGTTTTGACAGTACAAGATTAACTGCAACAAGCGAAGGTAAAGCAATGGTAGATAGTGTAGCTGTTATTCCTACAGATGATAAAGAATATCAAACATGGGTAATTGTTAAAAGAACAATAGATGGTACTACTAAAAGATATGTTGAATATTTAAACGAACTTGACTTTGATGAAACAGATAACACATCATTTAATTTTTTAGATAGTGCATTAAGTTATAGTGGTAGTGCTGCAACAACTATTTCTGGATTAGCACACCTTGAAGGTCAAGTGGTTGCTATATTAGCAGATGGTGCAACTCATCCCAATAAAACTGTAAATGGTAGTGGTCAAATTACTTTAGATCGTTCAGCAAAAAATGTTAAAGTAGGTTTAGCTTTTACTTCTTTATTACAAACAATGAGACTAGATGCTGGATCACAAAATGGTACATCACAAGGTAAGACTAAAAGAATATATGATATTACAGTAAGAATGTATGAAAGTATTGGTATAGAAGTTGGACCAGATCTTTCTAACATGGAAAGAATACCATTTAGAAGTTCTGCTGATTTAATGGATGAAGGTATACCTCCATTTACAGGAGATAAAGAAGTAGAATTTAGAGGAAACTACGAGACAGATGGCTTTATTTTTGTTAGACAAACACAACCTTTACCTTTTACAATTTTATCGTTATACCCAAGGTTAGTAACTAATGATGGATAATATGTTATATATAGTACCTTACACAGCTGAACATGGAAAATTTATTTTATCTCAACAAATGAATCATAAAGTATTAGAAGCAGATAGACATTATATTAATGTTGATGGTGATGCTAAAAACTTAGTACAAGATCATTTAGCATTTACTGGTATCGTTAATGACAATCCTATCTTTGCTGCAGGAATGAAAATGGTTTGGGGTCAAGTTGCTGAAGGTTGGGTTATAGCAACAAATGAAATGTGGAAACATCCACTAGGTGTAGCTAAAGCAATTAAAAAAGATTTTGAAAGAGTTGCAAAAGAAAATAATATTACTAGAGTTCAATCTGCAATCAGAAAAGATTTTAAAGAAGGTTTAAGATTTGCAGAATGGTTAGGTTTAGAAAAAGAAGGTCTGATGAGAAAATGGGGTTTTGATGGCTCAGACCAATATATGTATGCGAGGTTATTCTAATGGGATGGGTAACAGCAGTAGCATCAGTAGCAGCAGCACAACAAGCGTCAGCAACTGGTAAATATAATCAAGCTGTTCAAGAAAGAAATGCTGTTATTGCAGAACAAGAAGCTGGTCAAATAGAAAAACAAAAAGAATTTGATCTTGCTAGATTTGATAAACAGTTTTCACAATTACAAGGTCAAACAAAAACAGCTATATTAAAATCTGGTGCAGAACTATCTGGATCTGGTTTAAATATTATGAGATATAATTCTGAACAGGCAGAAATAGAAAAAGATATTATTGATTACAACTCTAAAGTTGCACAATCAAGAAAAATGGAAGAAGCAAACTTTGCTCGTATGTCTGGACAAATGGCAAGAATGGAAGCAAGATCTGCTCAAATTGGATATTATGCACAAGCAGGTCAAAGTTTAATGACTAACTATGGATAAATATGAGAAATTATAAATCAGAATATAAAAACTACCACTCTAAACCAAAACAAAAAAAGAATAGAGCTAGTAGAAATGGTGCAAGAAGAATTATGAAAAAAAAACTTGGTAATAGTATATTAGGTAAAGATATAGATCATAAAGATAGAAACCCTAAAAACAATAGTAGAAGTAATTTAAGAGTAAGATCTAAATCTTCTAACAGATCAAGGAATAGATAATGCCAAAAATACCTACATTTGCAGCAAGAGGTAGACCAACAGCAGAAGTTGGAAGTATTAAAACTAATTTAAAATTATCTCCTACTGCCACACCTGCCGCTGCTTTACTACCTGCTGCTAAAGCTGTTGATGATTATTATATTAAACAAAGAAATTTAGAAGAAAAAACTGAAGCTAATAAAAAATTTTTTGAAATTCAAAATAAGGTAGATGAAACTCAAGAAAAAGTTAAGAATGATTTTAATCAAGATAACGCAATTAATACATTTAATACAGATTATAATAATTTTAAAAACCAAATACTGTTTCAAACATCTAATAAAAGAGTTAAAAAATTATTAGAAACAAAATTAGATATTGAATATCCACAATATTTATTAACAGTTAAAAAAAATTCAAGAAATGCTTTAGAAACAGAGAATATTTCAACACATAATTCTTTACAAAATACTTTAATGGGTAAACATTATTTAGCTTCTAAAGAAGAAAGAGTTAATATTAAAAATCAATTAATTAATAATGAAATAGATTTTAGTAATACTTGGGATACAGGAAAAACAGCATTAGACGAATCAATTAACGCTATAGAATCAAATTTATTTATTGCTGATGTTGAAAAAGATATTGATAATAAAAATTTTGGTAAAGCATTATCTTTATTGAAAGATATTGAGTCATCTAAATTTTTAAATACTGATAAAAGAATTAAATTAATAGAAAAAGTTCAAACAGAGTTTAATAAAGAATTATCTTTACAAACTTTAGATAATGTTTTTTTATTAGGTCAAGGATCAACTGCAGTAGGAGCTGGTGTAAAAAATGTTAATGGAAAAACAATAACTCAAAAAAATTTAGAAGAAACTGCAAATAGATTTGCTTTAGCAACAGATTCTAATGGAGAATTAATTTATACAACTGCACAAGTAATAGAACAAGCCAATAAAAATAATACTAAAGTTCCATTATATTTAGAAACTTTAGATGCAGGTGGAAATATTACAGATACATCTAGTAAAGATGCAACACTTACAGGTCTACAATTATATCAAACATTTAAAAATCAAAATGCTTTACAATCATTAACATCTGTTTATCAACTAGGTAAAGATGATTTAGCTACATATCAAAGATTAGATTTTGGTATGAATGTAATGAAACAAACATTTGAACAAGCATTTAACAATGAATTACAATATAAAAATAATCCAGATAAATTTAAACTACTTAAAGCTGATGGAAAAGCTGTTACTGCAAAAGTAAATGAATTAGATTTTCCCGGAGTTACTCCATTTGAGTTTGGACTTGAGTTTGAAAATGAAGCATACGCAAATATTATTATGAAAAATGTTGCTAACAATGCAATGATTGCAACTGGTTCACAAGAAACTTCTTTAGAATTTGCAAAAAGTTATATTGAACAAAATTACAGAGTAGATGATTTTAAACAATTAGTTCCTATTAATAATACTTATCCAGAATATCACGATCAAGCTATAAAACTTTACATAAAAGATTTATATGAAAGTGGTAGAATTAACAAAGAACAACATAAAGAAGAAGATATTGTTCCAGTTTATTTTACAGTTGGTTCTTTAACAAGTAATCAAGGATTTGTTTTAAGAGATAAAAATACAGGTGTACCAATTACAATAGATGTTGTTGATCCTCAAGGTGATTTTGACGAAGGTAGTTATGATAAAGCTAGAATGACATACAAAGATATCGTAGAAAAAATATATCCATTAATGAAAGATCAAAGATATGAAGATTTTGTAATTACATATAATAGAATACAAAAACAAAAAAGAGAGTTTGATGAAACAATAAGTGTGATGCCATAATGTCTAGTGAAAATTTAAACATTAATGTAGATCCTTTAAAAGAAAAATCTGATAAAATAGAATTTACAGTAGATAAAATGGGATTATCTAATCCTGCTAAAACTATACCTACTGATGTAGATTATTTTATAAGAAAACAAAAAGGTGAATTAGATTCTAAATTTACTTGGAAAGAAGCATTAACAAAATCTTTTGAAATAGATAATTTATTTGTATCTGGTATTAATAATTTTGGTAAAGAAGATGGTTATGCAATAGATTTTGATTTTGTGCCAACAAAAGAAATGGTAGATCGTATAGATCAATATCCTAATTATATGAAGGATGCTTTTTATGATGCAAAAAGCGAAGAACATTTTTTCGATATAGAAAAACAAGTACAAGAAAGATTAGAAACTGAAGCTGAAATATCTAAATTAGGTTGGAAAGGTTTTGGTGCAAGAATGATTGCTGCTGTTGCTGATCCTGCTGCAATAGCTTTATCTGTAGCAACAATTCCTTTTGGTGGTTATGGAGCTTATGCAACAGTACCAAGTAAAGTAATGAGATTAAAAAGAGCATTAAAATTTGGTGCTATAGTTGGTGGTGAAAACATGGCTATTGAAGCCGGTCTTGTTGGTTTAGATAAATATAAAAATCCTATTGATATAAAATATGCTGCACTTGCTGGATTTACTTTAGGTTCACCTGCTGGATGGATTGGTAGAGTTAATGCTAAAACAAATGCAGTACCGCAAGATATTGTTAAGTCTTATAAAAAATTAGATGTTGCCGCAGAAAAATACAAACAAACATTAGAACTTCAAGAAATACAAGAGTTTGCAACAAAACATAATTTAGATTTAAATCCAGATTTTATAAAAAATAAAAGAATGATTTTAAATGAAGAAGCTAATTCTATGAATCCTAAAGTTGTAGACGATCCTAGAAATGCACCAGACATTGGAAGTTATTGGGAAGAAACATTTAAAAAAACACATTTTAGATTTGATATTGCATCACAACTTAATAGATCACCAGATCCGATTATAAAAAGATTTAGAGAAACATTTGTTAATGATCCTGTTGTTGGTAACACCAAAGGAGATACAGCTATTGATTGGAAAAACAGAACTCAATATCAAACTATGTATGATTATAATAATTATAGAGAAATTGCTTTACGATCTTTTAAAAATGCAAATAAAGATGTTTCTTTTAAAAGTCAATTTGACATTGAAGAAAGATTTGAATCTCTTATGTCAGACTTAAAAGAATTTCCAGATAGATTTGATATGTCAAATGAAATTACTACAGAAATGAGAAAATTATCATCATTAGCTGCTAAAGCGTTTGATGATACTTTAGATGTTGTTGCACAAACAGGAAGAGAAGGTTGGGATGAAATAGCTGGTAGAAGAGTTCCTAATTATATTCCTCATGTTCATTCACCATCTAAAGTTATGAGAGCAATAGATGATTATGGTCAAGACCAAGTAGAATTAGTTTTTGCTAATGCTTTGCGAGATATGAAAGGTGATTTAGGTGATAAATTATTTACAAGAATGATTAAAAGAATTGTCGCTAAAATAAGTAATGCAAAATATTATGGTCAAGAATCAGATTTAGCAAGAGCTTTTCAAGGTTCTAATACTGCTGTTATAAGAGAATTTTTAGAAGGTTTAGATTTAACTGAACAACAAATTAATATTATATTAAATAAAATTCAAAAAGGTTCTGGCAACACTTTAGATGCAAATGCAAAAACAAGATTACCAATTCAATTAAATGAAAGAATAGATATTAAAAATATTAAAACAGGTACAATAGATTCTTTATCAGTAAAAGATTTAACAGAAAGAAATCTTACAAGATTGTTAAAAAGATATAATCAACAAGTCTTAGGTTCAGCAGCTATGGCTCGTTTTGGTAATTTTAAAAATAATAAAGAATATTTAGATTTTTTAAAAGATGTAAAAGAAAGAGGAGAAGCAAATCCTAAATATAAAAACATATATAGAGACGTAGAAAATATAGAAGTTGTTGTTGCATCACTTACTGGTAAGCAATCTCCATTAGAAAAAAATGGTGATCCAAATGGTTTTATGAGAAGAATGGCAAGACTTGCACAAGACTACAACTTTTTAAGATTATTTGGTCAAGTTGGTTTTGCTCAAGGTGCTGAACTTTATTCAGCAATATCTGAAGTAGGATTAAAAACATTTTTTCAAGCTAACCCAGCATTTAAAGATATAATGGGTAAATTAAGAGCAGGAGAAGTTAAGTTTGATGATGAAATTTTAGAGGAATTAAGATCTCAAGGAGTACCTGTTGGATTAGATAAGTTTATGCACTCACCAGTAGGAAGATTAGATAATGAACTTGATATACCATTAGACTCTACAGGTAGTAGATTAGATGCTGTAGAACTAGCTTCTGCTAAAGCTAAAAGATTTGTATCTGATATTTCTTTTTTAAATCCAATGACCATGTATTCACAAATTATAGCAGGTAGAGGATTAGCATTAAAAATATCTAATAATGTAAATGATTTAATTAAAGAATATAAAACAACAAAAGTATTTGATAAATTGTCAAAAGGAGATCAAATTAGATATAAATATTTTGGTTGGAATGAAAAAGAATTTAATTTAATTGCAGATCAAATTAGTAAACATTCTGTTTATAAAGATGGAAAATATCAAGGTATTGGTTTAGATAACTGGACCCCAGATGCTAGATCACATTATAGTGTTGGTATGCAAAGATTTATAGATCGTGTTGTTCAAAGAAATGATGTTGGTGTAATGAACAGATGGTTTACTTCAGACTATGCTAGAATACTTACACAATTTAGAACATTTACATTGGGATCGTATACAAAACAATTAATGAATAGATTGTATGTTCTTGCAGAAACAAGAGGTAAAGATTTTCATACTTACTCTGCCTTTATGGCATCTATGATTGGTGCTGTACAATTTTATGCAGTTCAAAGTTACATAAATTCTTTTGGTAGAAAAGATCAAAAAAAATATTTAGAAAGAAGATTATCACCAGAAAATTTAGCAAAGATAGGATTTTTAAGATCATCTTGGTCATCATTAATACCGGGTGCTATAGATACAGCTTTATATCCATTCTTAGATGATTTACCTTTTAGTTATGGTAGAAATACAGAATTATCTTCTCAATTTTTAAGTGGTATACCTACAGTAAATTTACTTCAAAGCACATTTGATACTAGTAGGAATTTAACAAAGTTAGCTTTTGACCCAACATATCAAGCATCAAAAAGAGATGTACAACAAGGTTTATCTTTGATAGCACTACAAAATGCTTTAATAATAAAAAATATTAACAATATAATTGTTGATGAATTATCAGAATAATAATATAGAGATAGTAATATGACAGTATCTTCAACTACAGTAAAAAATTCCTACTCTGGTAATGGGAGTACAACCCAATTTGCATATGGGTATAAAATATTTGCAGACTCA